ATCTTTCCATAGCTGCGATATACATTTGTAACCAATTTTGTACTTGTTGTGGGTCCATTCCTCCTAGGAAATTAGCTGAATGATAAAGACTACCATACAAATAAATACCAGGATGTTTATCTAGAATATAATTGGAAGTGTTAGAACTCCCAAGAGCTTCAAAATTTTTATAATATGATAAGTAACCAGTATAAGTAGTATCAGGGCTAGGACCAAATCTGAATTGTTCAGTTTCATTATCTGCCTCAATTGTGTAAGAACGAGGTCTACCAGATCTGGAACCTCCTCTTATTTCAAATAAGTTATGGGGTGTAATATATTCTAGTGGATATTTTGTACTAGATGATAAAATATAAAATGATCTTACAGATATAAATCCAGTTGGAACAGTTTCAGTTTCTGAATCAATAGTAATTGTATCAATCTGTTCCATCTGTCGTATTCTTAACTTCGCATTAAAATCTGCTTCAGTCAGTTTAATAAAGTCATCAGCTATCTCATCTGATAAATCAGATCGATTTAACCAATTAGCGATAGATGCTTTTAATTCTGTATATGTTGTTATTGCCATTATAATCTTCCTTCAGAAGTTTTGAAGTATCTAAACTCATTACTATTAAGTTTAACTCTTAATATTTTCTTTTGTGTATCTTTAGGTAAAGCCCACCAATTACGAGTACCATTATATTCTTTAGTCCAAATCTGTAGTATAATTGGAGGTACACTAGCAATCCGTCTCATATCTCTTGAGGCTGTATAGCCATCATTTTGAGTATAAAGTTTCTTATTTCTTTCCAATAAAGGATTTAGGTTTTGCTGATTATTAATTGTTAATTTGCCATCAGACTCTTGTATGTAACGAGTCTTAGTAGCATCAGCATTCCATTCGGTTGCTCTTACCTTTGTCATTATTCAGTTAGTTCTGTAACACTTACTTTACCATCAGAACCGCCAACACGTAAAACTGCAATCTTTTCGCCTTCAGATACTTTAATGTATTCTATATCATCTGCTGGAAGATATGCTGTACTTGCTGCTGCTGTTGGTGATACTGCAATTTGAATGTAAGTCGCAATAGTACTTACTACTCTTATGTATTGAGTATTAGCTCCAAATGCTGAACTAGCACTTGATGAACTACCTGCATCTAAAACTTGCTGTGTGCTAAATCTTAATGCGTTCATATTTTGTTCTCCTTTTGTTTAGGGGATGTTTCCATCCCCTGAATTAATTATCTTCTTATTACAAATGTTACTACAAGTTTTATTGTATTACTAGAAGCTCCATCAGTTATCATTTCGATAGATCCACCTTCAGCAACATCGTTAGCTGCTGTTGGTTCTGCTGTATCAACGTCTCCAGCAGCAGATCCAGATTGTGTTACTGTAATCCCGCCACCAGTTATTGCTGTTCCACCAATTTCGAAAGTAATTCCGCCATTAGCTGTTCCAATTGCTCCTTGAAGAGCAGTAAAAATTTTTATTACTTTACCTCCATCAGGTACAGGTACGAATGTACTAGATGCTGTACTAATGTCTGCTATTGTAGATGTTATAAAATAGTCGTTTAATGTTCTCATTTTGTTCCTTCATTGTTCCGCCTTTAACCCCTCTCAAGACTTCAATGTTATTAAGATGGTAGGCGAGCAGATTTGAGGTTACCCGCCTACGCATTTATATTATTATGAAGTTGTTAAGTCGGCAACACAGCCGCTTGCAGCTTCGTTTCTTGATTCTAGAGTTGCCTCTAAAAGCAGTTGTCTTTTTTCTGAGTCTCCAGTTTTTGACAATTCATGCATTGTGAAATCACGTAAGAACGCAACTCCCCAAAAATCCATGTCTAATACCCAAGCATCTCTATCTCTAGAGAACCTGTTAGGTACTACTTGTAATTGACCAAAGTCAGAAGCGTAAACATCTACTGATGTGTATAAAGTAGCATCAGCACCTGCATCGAATCTAGTACTATTACCAGTAAATCCTGATAATTTTTGCTTGTTGAAAGGACCAACCATAACCATAGTTGGATTTCCACCAGCTTCCCATACTGATTTAATTACAGTTTTCAAAAGACTTTCTGTGAAAACTCTTTGAGTTCCATCAGTTGCTGCAGTATTACCTACAGAACCAGATGTTCCAGAAGTTCCCATTACGTCATTAGTAGCAACCCATGCTCTTAATGAACCCATTTCTCTTGCTGCTGTTGCTGAACCTGTTACTTCAGCGTTGTTTGTTGTTAGTTGTGCTTCCAAGTCTCTTTTAAGCTCCTTAGCTCTTTTAGCAACTTGGTATGCAATTTCAGATGCTCTACCAGCTTTGTCGACTGCTTCTTGCGTACCTGTGATTACGATAGTCTTGTCCATAATTTGACAAGAGTTAGATAATCTAGTTGTAGCAACTATAGCGTCTAAAGTGGCTTCGTCACCTTCGATTACAGCATTGGATGATGAAGCTGCCGCCAACGTGTCAGTTTGCCATTCGTGTAAAACTGCAGTTGCTTTTGTTTTAGCAGCTGAGCTTAAGAATGGAGTGTCAGTTGGTGCGATGTTATAAATAACATCCGACAGGTCTTCTCTTTCTCCAATGGAATCATACGTATCAAACGTATTTGTTGGTTGTGCCATTGTTGTTATTTCCTTTTTTGTTGAGATTTAAGATTGATCATATCCATTATAGCATTTTGGGCATCTCGTATGTGCCCTGTTTTGCTCAATCGATTGATCTTACTTCTTATTTGCTCTCTACCTGAACTTGGTCCTGATTTAGCTACTCCAGCTTTAACGACTTTAGGTGCATTTGCTACCTTCTTCTGGGCGATAGGTCTTTTATCTTTTACAGATTTATAACTCATCGCATCTTTAATCACCATTAAAAAACGGTGATCTGCCAGATTCCCAATCTCTGGATCAGAAAAACCATATCCACGTAATGTTGTACGCATATTAGTTCTGAACTGATCTGCTTTATTAGGATCGCTGTATTCTGGAATTTTAGCTGCTGCTAACGATTTTTGAGTTTCAAGGTATTCATTATACTGTTTAGTATAAGCCTCCTGGGCTTTAGATTTCATGTCCTCTATCTGCCTGTTTTGTTCTCTTAACTGGTAATCCAGTCGTGCTGCAGACGTGGGATCTTCATCATAAAGTTTCTGGAGATCCTTACTACCTTGTTGTTGTCTGACGAAACTGTCAGCAGTTCCAATCATTTCGTTTAGTTCTGATAAACGAGTATCATAAGATTGACGCAAACTCTGCTTTTGAGCTTCGAGATCTTTTTTCTCTAAGCCTAAAGTATGAGTTTTTTGTCTATAATCCGAATCTCGTGAATATCCTGCCTTCAACTCATCGAGGGTAACCTCTAACTCTTGACCACTAACTTTAACTCGGTGGAGATCAGGTTCCTCTGTAGCTGTTTGCGTTTCTTCTTCGATTTCGGTTTTCTCAGTAGCGACTTCTTTGGGAGTTTCTTCAGACTTTGATTGACTCTCTTGTGAAGTTTCCTGTTCGATCTTTTCAGGTTGCTCTGAAGGAGCTGCTTCTTTTTTCTCTGGTACTTGATTGTCCTTTTTAGGATTCAGTAATCCAGATATTTTTTCAGCTGCACCTTTAACTGTTTGTTCTTGTGCCATGTAACGTTCCTCCTTTGGTTGACGTGTGACGAGCTCCTAGAATAGGTTAGCTCTTGTTTAAAAGCTCAAGATCTTGTTGAGCTAGTTTTCCGCTTTCCATGATTGTCTGTAAATGCCCTCTAATTTTTTCTAGCATATTAAATGCCATCCAAAGGGATCTACGTTTCTCATCGTCAGCAAAATTCGTATTAAATATTTCTTGCCTATAGGTTTCTAAAAGATCTTTAAATGCCTGTTTTAATAGGGGATCGTTTAGCAGAACCTCGGCTCTCTTTGCCTGGCGTATTTGTGTCTCTAGCTTGTCCATCGTTAAAGAATTGTTGTTGTCCTTTCACTATTTCTTTCATTAGATCTCCAGATTTTTCAAGATCAGCCTTTTCTAACATACTTCTACGTTTAAGTTCAAGCTCATCTATTTTAGATCCGTATTTAAGTTCTAATTCTTTAATTTTTATCTCAAAATCAAGCAATTGTTGTCTCATACGACCTTCAACTTCTTTTAATCTTACTTCAGCTTTCAATTGTTCTCGCTGATTCTCACCTTGAACCTGAGCTAATGTAACTTTCTCAAATTCTGTAGGTGGTTTAGGTGGAAGTTGTGGCATTTGTGCTGCACCAACGTCAGGATCCATAAAATATGGCTCAATTCCGTTTAGTCCAGCATTTTCTATTAATTTTTTTAAGCTATTGTATACATTTCTAAGGTTTACCATAGGTCCATAGACATTTTGTTGTAAGTTTATTGCCTGCATTTGTCTTTCTAAGATTGCATTTAATAAAATTAACTGTTGTTCTTTAGAACCTGTACCTAAACCTACTTGAACAGTAACATTAACTCTATCTTTCCACTCGTAAGGTCTCATTGGAATATACTTTCCTCTGATTCTTACGATTTTTTCTTTCTGTTGGTACTTGCATACCAATTCAAATATTTTTAAAGCTAGATCCTTAACACCTGTTTCAGCAAAGATTCTGGCAATTAACTCCATTCTCATTTGTGATTGTGTAAGAATTTGGTTTTGTCCAGTTGCTGTTTTATTTAAGGTATTTGAATCTAGCCCTTGGGATTGTCTTGTAACCCCTGTTCTAGTTTCTTTAACAGAATCTAGATAAGCTAACATTCCACTAGCTTGATCTGTAATCGGTTGTGCCTGAATAGGCATCATAACATTTTGTGGTGGTTGTTTTGTTCTAACAATTCCACCAGGTCTATTAGTAAGAAGATCATCCATTGCAACTTGACCATCTTGTACTGCAACTCTGTTATTATTTGTTAGATACATATTATCTAACATTTGTCTCATAACAGTAGACTTAATAAGTTGAATGTCTTCCACTAATTCTGACACAGATCTGCCATGAAATCTGTGTGGCATAATAACGGGAGTCATGGATATGAAAGGCATTGTATCAACTTCGATCATATCTAAAATTTTTCCATTAGCACTTCCAGCTGTAGTAATTTTTAATAACTCAGCTTTGCCATCTCCGTCAGCATCGAGTCTAATGTAGCATTCATGAACTGAAATATCAGTTGTACTTTTATCACCATCGGAAAGTCCGTGTGAAAAGTCTATATTCTGATGTCTTATAAATTTATCTTCTGTAAAATAATCAGATTGCCCTGATGGCAAACCATCTACTATATCTTTATCATATCCCATCTCAACAAGTTCTGATCTTGTTTTAGTTGTTCTATGACAAACAAAGTTAGATGAATTGATAGATTTACATCTACGTTCAATTAAAAATTCTTCTGGAGGAACTGGCTCAATTCTTACCTGCCCATATAATTTAGTTCTATGAATGACTACATCATGTAAAGCAACTTTATCAATTTCTTTACCACGATCATCTGTTATTGGTTCTTCGTATTCGGAATGATTTGAAACTTTAACTTGAGGATCTGCAACAAGATCATTAAATTCGTCATCGGTTAATCTTGTATATTCTTCACGTTCAGTCTTTTGAGCATCATCCCAATAAACTTTTAAGATTCCATTCTTTTGTATCAATGCATCTTTAAATGCAGAATAAAGAGCTAGGAATCCTTCGTTCTCTTTATAAAAAATATAATTTAGGTAGTCTGAACATTGACGTGCCATTTCATCGTCTTCAGGTCCAGTCCCCTCACAATTAAATACATTATCACCTGCTGTGAAAATTCTCATTAAAGATGGCATGAGACTTTCAACTGTGTCTAATACATCATTAGATACCACTTGGGAACGACCTTCTTGTTCGTTTCCTAATGGCATCCCTAGGTAATACTCTAAGGATTTTTTCCTTCGAGCAACTAATTCGCCTCCAATAAATCCAGAGGCGTTATGTATTTCCCTATTTAAAACTTCTAATATCTCTCGTTCTGTTTTCTTCATACTATATATTTCGTATCTACGTTAATTGGCTTATTCCATTCTGTCATATCGATGGGTTCTGCAACACAGCCATATCTAAATGCGTCAGCTGCGTGTGAACACCAATCGTGTAAAGGTTTATTTTTAAACACTTGGTTTTTATCATCCCATTGTTTTCGATATTGTCTTAATGCATCTAATCCTGTTTTGCATTTTTCTCTATCAAAATAACAATGTGGTAAAATATTTCTCACAGATTCAATTCCGTGATCTACTTCTAACTTAGGAGCTACTTCAAAGTCAATTCCTAAATCATTAGCGACTTCTAATCTAGATTTACCTGTTCCTAATTCTCTAGCCATTATATCGTGTGGAGCTATATGATTAGAATAAGCATATCCTTTTTCTTCAAGTTTATCTGCGTAATGTGCTAAAGATTCTCCTGAAGTTTCGTAATAGTCAATGAGGTGTATTTCTTTTCCCACTCGTTGAGCAAACCAAATTGCTGTTGAGTCACCTATACCTAAATCCCACCACGTCTCTACACCTACATTATCGTCCACAGGCACGGAGCTGATTCTTCCATCATTGTCAGCTTTCGTTATTAATCTTCCGTAATAACTTCCTGAGACCGCTGCAGTAAAAGAGCATTCGAACTCTTGTTCATACTGCTCTTCGGTCATTATGGAACGTGCCTGAGCCAGCTCCTCGTCTGGAATCACCTTGGTTTCTGAAGCTCTATAGATTTTCCCAGTCCAGTCTTTATGACCTCGTTGGGCGTAATCGTATACTTCCCAGAATTGATTATGTCCCATGGGTGTTCCGATAAACATTACCCATCCTAATTTATCAGATACCGCAGGTCGAACAATCTCTGTCCAAACCCTAGGTGACATAATTGCATATTCATCCATAACCACTCCGTCAAATCCCATTCCACGGATG